TCCAAGTTAATAGGAGAACGTGAAAACTTTCTAGGTAAAACCAACATGCCAACAGGCTTGAAAAAAGGAGCTGTCTCAGAAAAAGAATATCAAACACTTAGAGATGGTGGTAGTGAAATACCTACTGAACTGCAAGGATTAAAGACACCAACTAATTTCTTGTCTAAAGGTGGTATGTCAGATGAAGAGTTTAATACGCTAAAAAATGGAAGAAATACATATGGAGCCACTTCAGATCGTGGTACTTATTCAGATAGCAATATAACTGGTGGTCAGCAACAATATTTAAAAGCAATGAATTATGTGGATGATGGCGATCTTAGTGGGTTTGTGCAACACAATTCTCCAATGCTGCACGGTCTAGGTATTGATAAGATTAGTATGCAAGATATGCAAAATTTACCAGCAGATGCAATAAGAAGTCAAATGATGGATATTTTTAAATCCTCTAAACTTAGTGGTTTTCCTGAAGGTAAGCCATCTCAAGCTGGTGCAGTAGGCGCTGTATCAGATCGTGAAGCACAAACACTAGCAAATATAGAAATGGGTAAATATGGTGGTGGTGCATCATCAGATGTAGACACTATGTTTGCACAGGCTTTAAGCTCAATGAGTCCTGACCAAGCAAGTGAGGTTATAATGACAATACAAAACTATACACCTGATCAACAACAAAATTTTAAAGCACAGTTTCTTCAAGGTAACGTACCATCATATGAATTAGAAAATCAAAGTAATCTAGGGTTTTAATATGGCATTAACTAACTACACAGGTTTAAAAGCGAGTATTGCAGACTTCCTGAATAGGGATGATCTTACTGCTGTTATACCTGATTTCATTGCATTAGCAGAGTCACAGATTAACAGAGACGTTAGACATTGGAAGATGGAAGCTAGATCAAGTGGACAACAAACTGCATTAGATGAATACATGCAGATACCAGCAGACTGGGTAGAAACTATTAGAATGCACCTGACAGGATCGGGAACTTCTACAGTAAATCTCATATCAAGAGATGCCATGGCAGATAAACGCCAAGCAAACAATGATGAAACAGGAATACCAACACATTACACACACGCAAATGGACAATTTCAATTGTACCCAACGCCAAGTAATGACACAGATTTTGAGTTGCTTTATTATCAGAAGATACCTTCGTTAATAACCAACACAAATAATTGGCTTTTACTAGAAGCACCTGATGTATACCTTTATGGTACGTTATTACATTCAGCACCGTATCTAGCAGATGATCAACGAGTGGCTATATGGGCGCAGATGTATTCTGCCGCAGTAGCTAGATTAAACCAAGTCTCTGAAGATGCTATGTTTAGCGGATCAGGGCTAACACTTAAAGTGAGGGGATTAGTATGAGTTTTACCAACTTTTTAGAAACAGAAATTTTAGATCACGTATTTGCTGGAGCTGCTTATTCAGCACCTTCTCAGCATTACTTAGCATTGTTTACAGCGGCTCCGGGCGAGACTGGTGGTTGTACTGAGGTATCAACTTCAAATACAGCTTATGCACGTAGACCTGTCAACTTTGCAACATCAGGTGCAACTACATCAAACAATGCGGCAGTAGAATTTGCTACAGCAACTGCGGCGTTTGGTACGGTAACACACGTTGGAGTATTTGATGCGGCTACATCAGGCAATTTGATGGCTTACGCAACATTAGCATCATCTAAAGCAATTGATACTGGTGACGTGTTCCGTGTTCCATCGGGTGACTTAGACATAACGCTCAACTAATACAGTAGAAGCGTATGGCTTTTGAATACGGTGAATCGTATTATGGCTTACGTACTTGGAGTAGTAGTGACGGTGATGTAAAAGATGCTTCAGCCGCACTAACAGCTACATCAGGTGCTGGTGCTGTAGACTGGGAGATAGCTATTGGTGCTTCGGCAACAGTAACTGCTACTGCTAGTATATCTTGTAGTGCCGAAAAGATAGTCCTCGAAGAGTCTGACCGATATACGTATGGTTCAGGCTTGTGGGGGCGTAATGTCTTTGCTGGTGATGCAAACTTACAGACCATTGTATCTGCAACATCTTCTATTGCTAACGTAGTACAAGAGAGAGTACGTACTGCTAGTGCAACAGTAACTGCGGCTTGTAGTGTAGCGGCAATAGGTGGAATGCAAAGAGATACTTCTTGTACTTCTACTACTAACTCTGTCTTACCTAATCTACCAACTACAACATTGAGAGTTAGAGAAGGATCGGGTGATATACAATCTAGTGCATCAGTAAGTTCAAATGCTATATGCACTTGGAATACAGGAGCTACAGTAACTGCGGCTGGTAATTTAACTGGGGCGGCAATTAAGTTCTTCCTAGAAAGTACCGATAAATATGCGTATGGTTCAGGATTGTGGGGTACACAAAGATATGATCAAGAAGACTTACAAACAATTGTATCTGCAACCTCAGTAGGAACATCTTGTATAGGTGCTAAAGTTAATCTTGTACCAATTGCAATATTTGCAGTATCACCAACTTCTTGTTCTGCTGAAGAAATAAGGCAACCTACTGCAACAACAACTGCTAACGCAACTGTATCTGTTAGGGCAGAAGTTGTATTTGCTCCAGCAGCTACAATGACATCTAATTCGACAACAGCAATTACCTTAGTACACAGAGTGAGAGAAGATACTGGTGCTGTATCATCAACTTCGGGTGTTGCTACAATTGGTAGAGAAAAATGGGAAATTATTTCTAATGATTCAGTAACTTGGACACAGATAGCGGCATAATATTATGGCATTAATACCACTACAATTACCACCCGGCGTTCATAGGAACGGTACAGATTTTGAGTCATCTAATAGATGGAGAGATGCTAGTCTAGTTAGATGGCATGATGGATCAATGAGACCAGTAGGTGGATGGACTGTAAGAAAGGCTAATGCATTTGCCGCTCCTCCTAGAGCAATGCTTTCATACCTAGATAATAATAGTGCTGAACATTTAGTTGCTGGTACATACAATAAATTGTATTACGTGAACCCCTCACAGACAGTTTATGATCTAACGCCAACATCAGGATTTACGTCAGGAACTATTAGTGGAGCTATAAATACTGGATTTGGTGGTGGTTTTTATGGACTTACAAATTATGGAGTTGCACCTACTTCTTCAGGTGTTTATTCTGAAGCTACTACATGGTCATTAGACACTTGGGGAGAATATCTTTTAGCAGTTTCCTCAACTGATGGAAAATTATTAGAGTGGCAAGGCAATGTTAATGCTAAAGCTGCTACAGTTTCTAATGCTCCAACAGGCAATAATGCAATGGTAGTTACAGAAGAACGCTTTGTATTCTGTCTTGGAGCTGGTGGTAATCCTCGTAAAGTAGCTTGGAGTGATAAAGAAGCTAATACTGTGTGGTCACCATCAGCAACAAACGAAGCTGGTGATATGGAATTACAAACAACTGGACAGATCATGTGCGGTCTTCGTATGAGAGGAACAACCTTAATATTGACAGACAACGATGCACACGTTGCACAATATTCTGGGCCTCCATTTGTTTATGGCTTTGAAAGAGTTGGTACAGCATGTGGAGTAGCCTCAAGAAAAGCCGCAGTAGCAATAGATCAAGGTGCATTTTGGATGGGTACGAATGGATTTTTTACATTTGATGGATCAACAGCTTCTGAAATGGGTTGTGAAGTAGCTGATTATGTATTTGATGATATGAATCCAGCACAAGTAAGTAAAGTATATGCAGTACACAATTCACAATTTGGCGAGATATGGTGGTTTTATCCATCAGCTAGTTCTAATGAAAACAATAGATACGTTACTCTAGACTATAAAGAAGCTCATTGGGCTACAGGCTCATTAGATAGGACTGCTGCTGTAGATCAAGGAGTCTTTAGAAATCCAATTTTTGCTGATGCTAGTGGTAATTTATACAACCATGAGACAGGCTACACACACGGATCAGTCAAACCATTTGCAGAGTCCGGGCCGATAAGTCTTGGTAATGGTGATAACATTATGAAAGTTACATCTTTAATACCTGATGAAAAAGTACAAGGTGAAGTAAAAGTTACATTTAAGACTCGTTCACATCCAAACGCTACAGAAACCAATCATGGCGCAGTTACATTAACAAATCCAACAGATGTCAGGTTCTCAGGTAGACAAATGAGAATGAAAATTCAGGGTGCTGGTAATACTAACTGGCGTTCAGGTGTAATGAGGGTAGAAGCAATTCCCGGAGGTAAACGATGAGTATTGCTACACCACCACCACCTTTAGGAGATAATTGGAAACCTTGGGCAGAACGAATTAATAAGTTTATGACAGCAACAAGAAACAAATTGCAGTTCAGAGACTCAGAAGCAAAAGCAACAGAAGATGGTATTTTGATGTGGGATGCGGCACAAGATGCTGTTGTAGTATCTAAGAATGGAGCTTGGGTTAAGTTAAAATACGATCCATGAGTATACAAGAAGAATTACTACGAGGTAAAGACTGGATACAGTCAGCGCTTAACAAAGGCGGTGATACTCATGACTTTAAAGATATTGTAGATGGTGTGATAAGTGGTCACATGCAACTATGGATGGGAGCTAGCGGTTGTGCGGTTACTGAGATTATAGTGTATCCTAACAAGAAAGTTCTTCATGTCTTCCTAGCTGGAGGAGATCAAGGACACGGAATTAAACAAATTACAGACATGCACGATGATGCTGTTGAGTGGGGTAAAGCTCAAGGTTGTGACGGAATGTCAATAGCTGGTCGTAAAGGCTGGAAAAGAGTGCTGGAATCGAAAGGATGGAAACAGCAATTTACTACATTAGCAAAGGAGTTTTAACATGAGTGGTGGTGGCGGAAAAGGTGGTAGTGAAACTACTAAAACAGAAGTACCTGATTGGATCAAACAACCAGCTATAAGAAACTTACAACGAGCCGAAGATGTGCAACGTATTGAATACATGCCATACCGAGGGCCTGAAGTTGCTGCTTTTAATGCAACACAGAATGCCGCAATGAATAACAACATAGGTGCTGCTGAAGCATTTGGATTGTTAGGTGCTAATCATGGTTTAACTGCTCAAACAGGTATGCCAACTCCAACAGACTTTAACGGTTTTTCAGGATACAGTTCAATGCCTATTTATGATCAAGCGTTGGCAGATACAAAAGCTGCTCAACCCGATGCGGTAGCACAGTATGATGCATTATTTGGTCAATCTGCTATGGCTAACCTAAACAGGTCTCGCTACGGTGGTGGTGGCGGTGGCGGTAATGCAGATAATGGCGGCTTTAATCGAATACATACAACAAGTGGCTTTGATAGAAATGCCGCAAATAATTTAGATCAAATGAATCGTGAACGTGGAAAATTAATTGATGGTAACCCTGATCAACTTGGAGAAGGTGATAAAGAAGGTAGATTAAATTATCAGAAAATGATGCAAACTAAATCTTTAATGGACAATCAAGCTGGCTACCAAAAAGTTGCTGGAGTAGGTAATTATGCACCAGTTGCACCTAGAAGCATGTCAAGTAGATTTGATAGTAAGGGGTATACACCAAAAAAGTAATGGGGAGTCAACCTATAAAAAATCAATACCCTGAAATACAGCTTGCTGAAGATAACTTTGGTAGTATGAAAGATAAAGGGGAACCACCTTTAACTTCAACATACTTTGGAAAAGCTATAGGAGATGTCAGAAAAATTGGCAACCCACATAGTACAAGAAAATATACTTATGGAAAAATATAACAGGAGATAGAAATGGCTGGATCACCATTACCCGGAGGGCAAAGTACCCCACCAAACGTTAACAGTTTAGCGGCTCAAGGTTTACAAGGAGCTGGTCGAGGCACAATAGGTGCTATGGGCTACAATCCTAGTCAAGTAGGCGTAGCTGGTGTAAGTTCTTCAGTTAACCCTACAAGTGTAGCTGGTTCCAATGTAACTGGATCAAACGTAGCTGGTTCTAATGTTAATCCAGCCTTAAATTATGTAACTGGCTCTAATGTAAACCCAGCACTAAATAATGTTTCAGGAACCAATGTTACTGGATCAAATATTAACGCTCAACAAATAGGTCAACAAGCATTGACACCGCAAGTACAAGCTCAAATGATGAGCAACACGTCAATGACACCGTATATGAACCCATATGATACTGCGGTTGTAAAAGCTAACGAGACTGACATTCTACGTGGTGCTAATATGGGATTAGACATGCTAGGCGCACAAGCAAGAGCTGCTGGTAGTTTTGGAGGATCAAGACACGGTGTTGCAATGGGTGAAATGGGTAGAGGCGTAGCACAGCAATTAGCACAATCTTCTGCTGGACTTAGACAGGCTGGTTTTAATAATGCTCAAGCAATGGCTGGTCAAGATATAGCAAACAATTTCCAATCTCAAATGGCTAACCAAGCTGGAAGTCAATTTGATATTAATACAAATATGCAAGGTCAATTAGCTAACCAAGGTGCTGGATTACAGGCTTCACAAGCTAATCAACAAAATGCAATTCAAGCTGGATTAGCAAATCAACAAAATGCCATGCAAGCTGGACTAGCAAATCAACAATATGGTATGCAAGGACAATTAGCAAACCAAAGCAATGCTTTGCAAACTCAAGGAATGAACCAACAGTACGGTATGCAAGGTCAATTAGCGAATCAAAGTAATGCTTTACAAGCTGGTCTTGCTAATCAAGGTAACGCAATGCAAGCTGGTTTAGCTAATCAAGGAAACGCATTACAAGCTGGTGGAATGAATCAGCAATACAATATGCAAGGTCAGTTAGCAAATCAAAGTGCTGGTCAACAAGACATACAGAATCAATTACAAGCGGCTTTATCTAATCAATCTGCTGGACTGCAAGGATCACAACAAAGACTTGGAGCGGCTAATCAATTAGGTCAAATTTCTAATCTTGGGTTTGGAATGGGGCAACAGGTTAATAATAATCTTGCACAACAAGGTGCAATGCAACAAGCTATACAACAAATGGTTATGGATAACGCTCAGAACAAGTTTAATCAGTATGCTGGTCATCCAGCCGCTGGTTTAGGTTATCTTAATGCCGCATTAGGAGCTTCAAACTTAGGTGAAAATACTTCTACTCTTTCCAAGCAACCCGGCCTTTTTGATTACTTATCATTAGGTGCTAGTGGTTACACAGGAGGTCAATAATGGCTTTAGGCATAGGACAAATGCTTGGTGGACTAATGATTGGGCAAATGAGTGGGTTACTTGGTGAACAAAAACCTGAAGAACAAAAACAAATGCAAGGTGGCTTTTCGCCTATAGATCGTGGACAAATGAGTGGTGGTGCAACTCATACAATGCCTGATGGAACTGTGATGCCGGGTGCCACGCATGGTGGAATGACTCAACAAGCTACCAATACACAACAACAAGGCTTTGGTGGATTTGGAGGCATGGTAAGTAATATAAGCAATCAAATGTTTAAAGGTATGAGCCAAGAACAAGTTGCTAGACTAGGTCAAGGCTTTAATTCAATGACGTTGCGACCTGATCAGGGGTTACATAACGCATTTCAAAGCAGAATTGACAATGCTACCGTTGTTAAAGGCAGAAAAAATGCTATTGCTGTATTACGTAAACAAGGCAAAGATCATATTGCAGATATGCTCGAAACTGGTGGCATAGATGTAAAAACTGCTATGTCATACGCACTTGATGATGAAGGCAAAGGTGATACAAACGCTATGTTAAAAATATTACGTGCTGATCCTGACAATGCTCAAGCAATGGATTTAGCCGACATTTTAGAATCTGATCCAAGTATGAATGACGAAGTTTGGAAATCGTATATGTCAATCACAGGTTTAGATGGTGAAGGTGATAGTGCGGAGTATGCTTTAGGACTAAGTGAGATAATGACACATCAAGGTAAAGATGACGTTGATGAAGAGGGTAGGTCAAGAGAAGGTCAACATTACCAAATACAGACAAATAAAGCTACTGGTGCTAATACAAAAGTTTGGCTAGATTCATATGGCGAAACATTAGTGCAAAAAGATGAAAGAATAAGACTTGCAAAAGAATTAGAACGAGATGAAACAAAAGCAATGGAAATGGGTGAAGCTGCTCAACTAGAGGCACAAGACTATTTTTCACAAGTACAAATGTTTGAAGATGCTTTACGATATGTTGATACGGAAGAAGAGGGTGCATTATCAGGTTGGTTGGTTACCAATTTACCATCAGTTAATCCTAATACATCATTATTAAGAGGTATACAGAACAAGCTAGGTATTAGCGTTATTAATAGTGCTACTTTTGGTGCATTGTCAGAACGTGAAATGGAAATGGCAATGAGAACTAACATTGATCTTAACCTTCCACCAGCAGAATTAATAGTAATGATTAAAGAGCAAATTAGAGTAAGAAGAAAACTAGCCATGGAATTTAATGATAAAGCGTTATCGTTATTGACTGGCGATGGTAAGTACAGTACATTTGCAGTTAACATGGCTAAACGTCAGGAAAAACACAATGCAGTTATTTGGGATAAACTGAATGAAGCAGAAATAGATAGTTTGTTAAAGGCTGGTATTGACAAAGAAAAATACAAAGATAAAAACTATGAGTGGCGCGCAAAATGGTTTGACGGAAGGAGTAACTAATGGCTATATCAGCAGCACAACAAGCAATGTTAGATGAAGAGTTAACTGCAAGTGATGTAAGAATATCAGCAGATCAACAATTAATGATAGATGAGTTACCGCAAGAAACAGTATCAGAACTAGGTAATGGTTCTATGATTGATGGTTACTCAATGACTGAAGGCGTAGCTTCATCGGCTGCACAAGGCTTTACGTTTGGTTTTTCTGATGAATTACAGGCTCTTGGTAAGTCACTTATAGATAGTGATGTAGATTATAAAACTGCTCGAAATGAGATAAGAGCTAAACTAGCCCAATTTAGAGATGAAAACGGTGGAGTAGCTTTATCTGCGGAAATTGCGGGAGCTGTAATACCAAGTATGCTTTCTATCTTTGGAACTCCAGCCGCTTGGTCAGCAACCGTTGCTAATGTTTCGAGAATGGCTAAATCAGGTGCGACATTTTTAAAAACTATGGGGCAAACTAAAACCGCAAAAAGTACCTTCGATGCCTCTAAGACAGCCAATTCATTAGTTGATGTTTCTAAAAAAAGTGCTATGGGTGGCTTTATGTATGGGCTAGGTGCATCAGAGAAAGATAATGTACTAGGAATGACAACCGATGCCATACAAACAGCTTTAGCTTCAGCAGTATTATCTCCAATCATAGCCGCTGGTGGTAAAGGAATAGCAAACTTAGTAACAAGACAAGCTGGAAAAAACAAAATTGATGTACAAGTACGTAAAGAATTAGCTAGATTAGTTGATAAAACAGGTCTTACTGAAGATGACATTATTATGAAAGTAATGAATGGTGAGCTTATGGCTGAGAACCAATCGCTGTTATATGCAATTAAACAAATGGTTAGAAATGAAGGCAAAGCAATGAAACAACTTGATGACGAGCTAGAGTTAAGACCATTAGAGACAAGATTAGATTTAATGGATAATATGCAAAAATCTATTGGTCGTGGCGATGTTAGTAAAAACTTAATATTAGCTTACAAACAAACAGATGATGTATTTAAAAATAAAGAAAGAATCGCTTATAACAAAGTTTTAGTTAAAAATAATAAAGAATTAAGTAGTGGTATGCAAGAAGAATTGTTAATAGCTTTAAGAGC